TGCGCCGCTGGGGAGGTGGAATTTCTTGCCGGAGAGCACGTCGCTGGCGGCTACGTCGTCGCCGGTGAGGTCGATGAGGGTGTCACCGCCATACACTACTTTGTTGACATATTCGTTTGCCATGTTTTTTTAACCTCCTATTGTGGCGGTCTTGCCGCCCGTCTGATTGGAAACTTCTGCGTAGGGGATCGCCTGTATAACAATATCTCTATCGAGATAATTGCCTGCTGTGTTGAGCGTGGTTGCGGCCCCGACAAGGGGCGTCACGCTCCAGGTGCTTTCCGTCGGCTCATAGACCGGCAGATCGGCCCAGCGCGCACCGCCGGGTGCGGTCGAATCCTTAACCAGGTATTGGCCGTTTGTCCCGCCGCTTGGCAGGGAGCCGCCGCCCTCGTCTTCGCCGCCGCCGGAGCTGCCGGAGCCGGAGACAAGGTGCCAGGTTCCGCCGCTCTCATCCTCGATGGGGATGTCTCCTTCATCGCCAAGCCCGGCAGGCGCGTGCCAGAGATTGCCGTCCTCGTCTTCGATTACAATATCTCCGTCATTGCCCGCACCTGCGAGGAAGTGCCATGTATTGCCCTGCTCGTCCTCCACGATCAGACCGCCGGTGTCCTCGTCTTCGCCGCCCCCGCCGCCCTTTGAAGTTAGTGTGACGTACCCGCCGGGGCCAACTACGAGATATTTCCCGGCGTTCTCCTCGCCCTGGTATCGCAGCACAACGTCGTCCCGCTGCATGAACGTGTATTCAAATGATGACCATATGCCATTGGCAAAGATCGCCTGCACCTCAAACTCGCCGTTCAGCAAGGAAAAGCCGTAGCTATATAACCCGCTACGGTTAACTACCTGATTCAGAGACGCAATTGATCTTCCTGGGAGGCGAACAAGCAGCATCTTTCCGGCGTTGTATGCCTCGTCCAGTTCTTCCTGCGTGGTGATGTCGAACTCGGCGATAAAGACGCCGCCGGCGCTGTCGTCTCCGTCGCGCACGAAAAAGCTGTGCTCACCTTCCATGTCGGTGATGACTACCTCGTGCCCGCCATCTGCATCATTGATGGACACGCGTGGCGACACGCCGCGTATACCCTGCGGGCCCTGCGGTCCAACCGGGCCACGCTCACCGTTCGGCACAAAGAAGTGCTTGTCGCCGTCTTTGTCGGTGATGAAGACGCTGTGTCCCAGATCGTCGGAAAACACGGAGATCGTCGGGGAGAAGCCGTCTGCGCCGTCGAATTCGCCGTTATTCGCCCTGTCCTCGATCTCGTTGACCTTCTCCAGCGCCTCCGCTGCGATCTGCTGCACCTGGGCTGTCCAGTCCGGTTCCGGCTCGCTGGGGTCCGCCTCGCTCAGCTCCACGCCCAGGCGGATGAAGTTGATCCTGCCCCAGATCGTCGGCTTCACAATCGCGCCGTTGGTGGTCCTGCCATATACGCCGATCTCCAGCGGGCCTCCCGCCTCCTTCAGCACGTCCTTCGGGACTAAGCAGAACTCCACGTCCTTGTCTTGCCCGAAAATATGGACAATCGCTACGTCTCTTGCGTCACCGCTGCCCTTGAACACCGCGGTCTTCACGAGATCCCGCCAGTGCTCGTCAAACTCCCACTTCACCTGCAGCCCCACGCTGCCGGAGGTCACAGGCTCAAGCGGCGTGAGCTTGATGTCTCTGTCCCTGACCTTTGCTATAATCAATGCTGTCCCTCCTCTGTTTCACCAGTCGCCGCTGATCAGCTCGCGCAGCTTGGCGGTGATATCCACGCCGCCGACAATGATCTTGGCGCCCACCGGCAGCTGCACGGTCGTGTTGCCGTTGCCCTTGCTTGTGTCCGGCTTCATTCCAACGCCCAGGTGTGTCTTGTTGTATTGCGTGTCGCGGTACATCACGATGTCGAGCAGCTGGCCGTTGATCGAGACGCGCTTCTCGCCCTCGTGCCCCACCTTGTCCTTGATCCTGACGACAATGGTGTAGATGCCGTCGGGATCGCCCAGCTCCGGGTTTCCAGCGGTCCAGCGCTCCTGCCAGGTAGTAACATCGCTGAGCGTGTGCTGGTGCGCAAGGCCGCCGCTGGCGTTCAGCACGCCGCACAGCGGATAGCCGCTCGCAATGCCGTTTCTGTCGGTCCCGTTCTCGTCTAAAAGTTCGCTGACGTTGGTGCGGATCCTGATTTTGTAGTACTCGCCGGCGTCATCCGCTGTCCCGGAAGCGTCGCAGCGCTGCACTTCGCAGACGCTGAACGACGGGTCTGTATATGGCTGCGGCGTAACGGAAAGCGGAACGTTTTCCTTTAGGGTCGTATTGCCTGCGCTGTCAATGGCTGTGATATTGAACAACATGCCCTGCTGCGTGACGGCTGTCGGCGTCGTGCCGACGTAAAAGCCGTCTTGCAGCGTCATCGTCACCGGCTCTGCGTGTCCGGAGTATGTATACGACACGCTTTGGATCGACAGCCCTGTATCTGCCTCGACCGCCACGATCACTTTGGCATTCGTAACCCCTGCGATCCAGATGCTTTCCAGCGCCGAATCTATGCTCGAAGGATTAATCGGGGCATATGACGGCAAACTCACCACCGGAGGGTCGTAGCTGGGACCGGGGCCGCTTTCGTCGTATGTGAACGCCGCTGATACTAACAGGATACTGCCTAAGGAATAAGGCACGTTTTGCCCACCTTGTGCAAACGTAAGCGTAAAATAGATAGGAGATGTGCTGATTGTCTCGTTAATGCTTACATCAAAACTGAAGCTTGAGCTTGGATACCCGTAGCTTGTATAGTTTGGCCCGTCCCAAGAATCTATGCTGTAATTTGTTGGGTCAGTTTCTCTATATTTGCACTGATAATACTGGGTAATGTTTGTGCCAGGGTTGGTAGGAGCTGTAAAAGAAAAATTCAGCCGTACATTTGTTACATTTTGCCCAATTAGTTGGGTTACGTCGAACTTGTACGCAATCTCTGAGCTAATATCTCTCGCATGAATCGATGTTGCATCATTACCGATTTTGGTGGCATAAGGACTTGTCCATTTATCTTTCGTTGCCGTAGATTCAACGGGAAATTCATGCCACTTATCTTCTCCCACATTGTATTCTGCTTGCTCCGCCGGATACAAAGTAATTATGCCCACATTCTCAGCTCCCTATATACACAAATTCCAGCCCGAGTCCGCCGTCGATGACGCGGATCTGCCATTTGCCGCTGATTTGCAGCAGCTCATCCGCTACGACTCTTCGGACGTGCAGCATGTTCGTGGAGCTGTCAAACCAGCCGCTTTTATACCCGTTGATCCAGAATTGCCAGCCTTTGGAGGTATAAAAGCCGAAAGTTTGGCCGCTGGCAAGATGATAATAATCGTGCGTCCCGTCTAACTGCCGGACATCAGCCTCAAATTGGAGATTGCTGCTTATGGCGATGCCGAACAGGTATCGATCTGAGCTGCTGTCCGGGTAATCCGGATTTTCGATGAACCCGCGCCGGATCTGGCCGTTCATCTGCGTGAAGTAATCGCTGACTTCGCTGCTCAGGCCGTTTATTCTTTGCAGATATTGATATGTCTCTTCGATCTTGCCAGGTAATGCAGCGATTTGGGTGTCAACGTATTCCTCAAGATCTCCGTAAGCAGATTTCGCTAAGTATTGGGAAGATATTTTTTGCCACAATCCGCCGTTTTCGCTTGTGTATTGCGTTATGTAGCTGATATTGTTTGCGTTCTGTATGATCAAATCCCGCAGCTCCTGGGCGCTCTTGCGGATCTTGTCTATCTCGCTTTTGCTGTCGGCGCTGCTGCTGCCCGAGAGGGCGGGATTGCTGGTGCCTGTGTAAACGGCGGGAGCGCTCGCAATTGCGTCCAGGCTGTTTGCCATGCGAAACAGGTAATCGCGCATCCGCACCATGTCGCTCTGCTGATTGCCCGTCAGCATCGGCGGCTTTTCGTTGAAAGCCATTACCGATCACTCCCGCCTTCCAGTACGCGCACAAGGCTGAAAATCCTCACGTCGCCCTCACCCACCAGTCTCAGGCGCATGTGGTCACAGCGCCGGGGCCGTACCGGGACGACGAACGAGTCCAGATTTTTTACCTTGATCGCGCCGGAGAATATCCATTCTCCGCTGCTGTCGTATTCGATGAAGAGCTGGAGCCTTGACCCCCGCTCCATCTTGAGCCGCAGATTGTAGCGGCTCACGTACTTGTGGTCCGAAAATTCGTAGTAGAGGACGCCGGTCTCCGCGAACCAGTGGATTTTCTCTTCAAGCGTCCCTTCGGTGCCGTTGATGGTGACGATCTCATTGCCGACGCGGGCATAGAGCTCGTCGCCCCAGGCTGCAAAGCCCTCCGCGTGCAGCTCGTCCTCCCGCATCCAGAGGCCCGTCTTCACGTCGTAGACAAAGAAGCGCCAGATCCATTCCGCGTGCTCCGGCACCCCGTCGCTCTCCGGGATGATCCGCTGCTCCTCGCTTCTCATGCTGAGATAATACCGGCTTCCGAACACGCCGGCGGTCGCCTCGTAGTAGCGTACGTCTCCCAGCGCCGCGCCCACGTCTGCCGGGATGCCGCCCTGCCAGGCTACAACGCCGCTGCGCGTCTTGTAGTACAGGGTCTCGTTCACGATGGCAAGGCTTTTGTGGGACCCGCTCTGCACCCCGCGTGCAGGGAGATCGTTCACCTGATGGGCCCCGACGCTGGAGACGGAGATCTGGTGTATCCGGTTTTCCTTGAAGAAGGTCGGGGACCCCAGATAGTTGATGCAGCCCGTCCAGGGCCCGTCCGAGCCGACGGAGGCCCGCCAGGAGTCGGTGCTGAGTCCGAGGAACTGGCTCCAGTTTTTGAAGTCGCCCAGGGCGCAGCAGTAAAGCTCGTTCACATTGCCGACGCCTGGGATGTTGTTGTAATAACAGCCCCACAGCCGGTTTTGCGCCTCGCACACAAAGTCCATGTTCGGCACCGGACGCTTGATCGTGATGGTCTCGCTTGCCTCTTCGTGGTTCTCTTCCTGAATGCCGATGATGACGATGTAGTCATTCTCGCCCGTGTCGCTTCCGCTGGCGTCCCTGCCGCCGACGCCGTACAGGATCTTGCTGCCGTTGAGATCGTCGTAGTGCAGGCCGCTGATCTCCACACCGTCGTATTCTTTGAAAGCGCTGGGCACGGCGCCCATTGTGACGAAATCCACGCGGGTGTAAACCGTCTCGATCACGGTCCAGATCGAAGACGCCGCGCTCCAGACCTTTGCCGCGCCCTCGTCTGTGTCGATCCACACATCCCCGTTTGCGGGATCCTCCGGCGCGCTGGCCCCTTTGGACACGCGATTATATGGTGTCCCGTCCTGGTGGCACATGCTGTAATACACGCGCCCCGTGTACTCCCAGGAGGCTTCCATGCTGCCGAAGTCGCTGGTATCCAGGGTATCCACATACATCTTGTCCGGGAACACACAGATATAGGTGCCCATGCTGACAAGCTGCTTTTCCCCGGCCGAAAGGCCCTCCAGCAGGGCTTTCGTCGGGTCGTTGCGCTCGTAGAGGCTGCCGTTATCGACGTAGTAGAGGTCATTCTTGGCGATGATCCCCTGCAGCTGCGTGAAGCTCTGGTCCAGCGTCCCGCGCTTGCGGCGGTTCGCCAGCATGGGATATTGTTCGGTCGTCAGGTTCTCCGTGTCGTAAAACTCGCCGTTGCCGATCTTGAGATTGTGGTTGTAGCCCAGGAAGGTGTCTGTCGTGATTCGCTGCGCCGGGGCTCCGGCCAGCAGGGGAAGTCTCGGCATGTCAGTACCTCCAACCCGGGAAACGCTTGAGCGGCACGGTCCGGTTATACCATGCCGCAAAATTCCCGTACTCGGCGTTGAACGCGGCGGCATACAGGTTGTACCGCTCCGTCTCCGCGTTGTATTCGGCGATCTTGCTCAGGAGATACGGCACATACACATCATGGGCGTAGGGCTCCCCGATCAGCAGATCCACGCACGGGTCCTCATAGTTCGCCTCTTCAAAGCGGGCCGCCGTCTCCTCGTCGTCGTGGTTCTCGATCAGCTCATGATAGATCTTGCCGTCCAGGTCACGCAGCCACTTGAGCATCAGATCGTTGTCAAACTGGTTCGGCGACATGTCGTTAGCTTCGGTTACGATGTCATGGGCCTGCACTGCTTTCATGGCTGTGTCCTCCTTCCGGTCTTACTTGGACTCGCTGAGAAGTCTGTCCTTCTCCTCGTCCATGAACATCGCGGCCTTGTCCGCGCGCTCGATCTCGGCGGCCACGAAGTCGGGCACCTCCACGGGCTTGCCCTTCGGGACCAGGTAGTTGACGCCGTTTACGCCGATAAAAAGTTCCTTCGCCTCGCTGCCGCGGGGTCTCGGGAGATTGACGGTCACTTTCTTTGCTTCTGCCATAGTGATAACCTCTCTTTCAAATGCTCCACGGGGAGTGTTGGTCCCCGTGGAGTTCTGATGATTAATAGTTGGTCGCGTCAGTGGCGGAGAAGCTGCTGCAGCTCATCACGCGCAGCACGCGCTCCGGGTACAGGATGGTGGCGCCGTTGGATTCCAGCTTATAGCCGATGGTGCTGAACTGGTTCAGGGGGCCGCCGATCTCGTCCTTGTCGTGGATGATCATTTCCAGGCCGCCGCCCTCGGGGTCGATGATGCCGAAGGCGTCCTTGCCGAAGAAGTAGGTGGCATAGGTCGCGCCGTCCGCCTTGTTTTTATAGGAGACCGCGCTTCCGCCGCTGCCGACGGTGGTCAGCACTGGGGCAAACACGTCCTCGATGAAGCGCACGCCGTGCAGTTCGCCGATCTCGCCGTTGAAGATCTGCTCGGTGGCGGCGTACTTGTGGGACTCGATCCACTCCTTGCTCTGCCTGAGCTCGTAGGCGACGGAGGGGTGAATGACGGCGTAGTACTTGCCGTTGATGGTCGGGACGCGGTTCTTCTTCATGACGGTGGCGGCCTTGTTGACCATCGTCGGGGTCAGCAGGCTCAGGACCGTCGCGCTGCCCTCCATAGTGGCCGGGGTGGTCGGCGTGGAGGCGACGGCGCCGGTGGCAAGGGTGATGTTGTCGCAGTACAGGACGTTGGTGCCGGTCAGGAGGGCGTTACGGATCAGGGCCTCCTGCGTCTCGGCGGCGGATGCGCCCATCTCCTCGGTCGCGCCCAGGATCACGTCGTCGTAGGCGCGAAGCTCCAGCTTGTCGGTGATGGCGGTGTAGATGCCGTACTGGTCGATGCTGCCGGTGACCGCGGTCATGCCGAAGGGCTTGCCGGCGGGGATCACGCCTTCAACCAGCTTGTCGGCGCGCGGGAACACGTTCCACTTTCTCCACTCCACCTGGCCCTTGTGGTTCTTGGGCAGGGGCTGCTTTTTGCCGAACTGCTCGTAGAACATCTCCACGCGGGCGTTTTCCAGCAGTTCCGTGTCGTAGAAGGCCTTGAGCTCCGCGCTCATGGAGTTGGTGGTGGTTCTGGGGGTCTGGGTGCCGTCATAGGAATTGACCATGTTCTCGGTGGCGTTGACGTTCGTGCCGGCGTCAGCGAAGAACTGGAGGGAAAAGATCGTATTCAGAAGGGTATAGATTCTCTTCTTCATGGTGTTGTCTCCTTTCGTTGCGCCCTCTGCCGCGCAGCGACAAGAGGGCCGTTATGTTCTCGGGGGGTACTTGCTCTTGATGTAGGCAAGCCGATCTGCCCGGCTCATGCTCCGCATGTTCGGTGTGGCGGTAACCGCCGCCGTGGCGGAGCTGCCGTTTTCTCTGGGCCTCGCGCTGCCCGACTGGACAGCCGCCGCCGCTGCCTGCTTGGAGCGGCGGGCAATGGCCTCGGCCTGCTGCTGCATGATTTCCTTGTGGTGGAGGGAGAAGAAGGCGTCCTCGACGCTCAGGCCGCCCGGTGCCGTTCTCCTGACGAACTCCGGGTCCTGCATCTCCTTCTCCAGGCTGAAACCGGGCACGATCTCCTGCAGGGCCCGCGCCTGGGCCTGCACATTGGCGAAGTGTTCTCTCAGCATGGCGTCCCGCCTTGCCTTCTGCTCTGCCTCCTGCCGCTGCTGCTCCAGTGCGTCGGCCTGCTCCAGCTTGCGGGCCACGTCCACGGAAACGCCCATCTCCAGCGCCTTGTTTTCAAAGTAGCTGTCGTCGTCCGTGACGGCCTTGTTGATGGCGTCAAGATCGAAGCTCCCGTCCTCGCCGGGCTTGATCCCG